TCGTGAAGGGTTGGGAGAGGCCATTCGGCGGTGCGCACACAGACAACCTCCATTGTTTTATTTCTTTTCTGACCCCGCGCCACGTCGCGACGACGTTGCAAGGGGACACGGCGAGCCAAGGAAGAGGGCATCATCAATTTAGTGCAAGGACGTTCCTTCGCCGCGGGGTTCGACTCCTCGCCTCGCCACAACAACTGTTCATTAGATTATAATTGATTTCCCGCGCCACGTTGTGACAACGCACGCGGACACGGCACGAAAGGTTCTTGACGAGGTTTTTTATCCTGAATTTTTCCCTCGTCGCGGGGTTCGATTCCCCGACGTGCCACAAAGTGTTTTTCTATTCCATACTATCCCGGCTGTTGCCCGCTCGTGAGAGTAGACACAGCCACACGGCCACGGAGAGTGCAAAGCGTTGCATTTTCACACGGAAAGGGGAAGGAGGTTTATGTCCTCATCTGCGTAATAGGTTCCTCCCCTCGGCGGTTCGACTCCGCCCGTGGTCACAATAATTTCAACGTATGAAAGGAAAAGAAGAAAGAGCCCGCATCACGGCGTATCTCCGTGAACCGACCGATCTGCGACGCGTGGAAAAGGTCAGCCGCCAGATGATACGCGACATCAAGACGGGCGAAAAAGTGAGATTCATTCTCCCCGACATTCGCGCAGTGGAAAGCGCACGCGCCGCGATTACATTTATAACTCGCTACCAGGGCGAGCGCCTCGTTTACCAAACAGACGGCGTCAACCGCTGGGTAACCATCGCCCGACCCGACGAGTCATTCGACCAACAAGCCCCCTAACACACACAACAATGGAACAAGCGATCATCATTTCAGGCGCTGATCTGCAAGCGCTCATCAAGAACGCCGTGAATGAAGCCCTAGAGCAGCACGAACAGCGCAAGACCGCCGAATCCTCGGAGAAGGTCTTCGGGCTACGAGGTATCGCAAATTTGTTCGGGTGCTCCATCGTAACGGCTCTCAAATATAAAAATACATTTCTCGCCCCCGCCGTTCGGCAGATCGGCCGAAAGATTGTCACCGATACTGCCAAGGCGCAGCAGCTTTTTGCCCAACACGCCGAGAAGGAAACCCGAGAACTCAGAAGCATTGTATGATCTACCCACTAATCGACACCAAGGGGAGATGCCTCACCCACGCTCTGATCGTGAAACCGGCACCGCGTTTCGAGGAGCGAAAGGAATTCATCTTCAAATTCTCCCGCAACCCGCACGTCTGGTTCATCCGTTCTCACATTCGGAAAGCCAACGGATCGGCACAACTCTACTTCCGAGTTGAGAAGTCCCCCGAGGGCACAGAGATGCTCCGCAAGATACTCCTAGACGCACGCGCCGCGTTCGCCCGCACCCACGTCGAGCTGTTGCCCATCGCCCCAGGCGCTCTTCACGAATACGAACTCTAATCCCCCCGCACCGCTATGTATTTCGAATATGAAAACGAATACCTCGTAAAGAGTCGCATCCACGACGGCACCTCCGACGAACTGGCCGACATCGTCGAGATGCTCGAAGACGACATGTTCGACGTGCTGCACACAAGTCCCGAGGAACTCGACGACGAGCGATTCCGGCTCCTGGGCGAAACGGACGACGAATACGAGGCCATCGAAGAAGGGACGCTCCTTGCCGGCGAAGAGGAAGCGAGCACACTGTATCTCCTTTTGGTCGATCTGCACAAACGCGCCAAACAAGCGCTGGTCGAGCGCGAAGCCTCGGAGGAATACGACCGACAGATTCGCGCCGATCAGGTGAACGACTACTCCGATCGCTGCTGCCCACAACCCATATACTACATATAAATGACAAACGGCGAATTTTCCGCCCTACTTGCCCACCGCGCAGACTTCAACGCCCTATTATTCCGCATCGCGCTCCGCGAACGCAAAAACCCCGAAGAGGTGATGCGAGAGTTTGAAGCCCTGCGACACCGAGAACTAAAAACCATCACACACTCAAAATAAAAACGCTATGTCACTCATCAAAAACCCCTCAGAAATCACCGCCCCCGCCACCTGCAAACTCCTGCTTTACGGCAAGGCCGGCACGGGCAAAACCACCCTCGCGCTCTCCGCTCCCGCTCCTCTGCTGCTCGACTTCGACGGTGGCGTGCAACGCGTCAACAGCGCGCACCAAACGGACACGGTGCAAGTCTCCGATTGGAACGACGTGAAAACGCTGCTCCAATCGCCCGCCGAACTCGCCCCCTATCGTTCCATCGTCGTGGACACCGTCGGGAAAATGATGGACTTCATCATTCGCCACGTCTGCGGAACGCAGCAGCCCCGCATTCAACAATGGGGACGCATCAACGGGGAATTCAAATGGTTCACGGCGGCACTTGCCGGTCTGGGCAAGCATTTGGTTTTCGTCGCCCACCAAGACACCCGAAAGGAAGGCGAAGACACGATCTATATCCCCGCCCTGCGCGAAAAGAACTACAACGACATCGTAACCGACCTCGACCTTATGGGCTTTGTCGAGATGCGCAGTGAGCGCGGCGTCCCGGTTCGCACCGTAACGTTCGACCCAACGTCGCGCAACGACGGGAAGAACACGTGCAATCTCCCCTCGAAGCTGGATCTCCCCGTCGTGCTCAACGCCGCGGGCGAAGTGATTGCCGAAAACGATTTCGCCGAACGTAACATCATCGGCGCGTTTCTCGCCCGTCGCAAGGCCGACGTGGAGAAAGCAAAGGAATACACCGAAGCCCTCGCTGCGCTGAAAGAAGACGTAACACTGCTCACCGACGCCGCTTCGGCCAACGATTTTGTAGGACGCATCGACAACTACAAAAAGCACGGCGGCTCGCTGTTCTTCAAAGCCAAGGAGTTGTTCCGTGCGAAAGTGCGCGATTTGAAACTCAACTACGACAAGGAGAGCAAGACCTACACCGACGCAACCGCATAAGCAGACATTGCGTTTTTGATGGGAGGGGGCGGCCGATCGCCCGCCGAAAGACCGCCCCCGTTTCCCCAAAATCAGCCCACTATGATCAAGTATAAAATATATCCCACGCTCCTCGATGCATTCCGCCGCTACCGACACGCCTACGAACTCTGGGAGGACTACTACGGATTTAGCGAAGACCCGAAGCACACGGCCGAGGAGTTCGAACAGAAATGCCTCGAAGAATTGCTCGACAAGATCAACCGCAAGCCGCTCGAAGACACCACAGCCGCCGATCGCGGCACGTGTTTCAACGAGATCATCGACAGCATCGTGACCGGCCGCCCCTCTGAACGCGTCAACGTCGAGCGTGTCGAGGTGGAAACCTCCGCCGGCACCGTTCTTTTCCTCGATGCCCGAATGAAGGAAACCCCGGGAATCACCTATCGCTTTCCCGCAGATTTCTGTCGCCGCATCGCCGCCCCCTATCGTTCGACCGAGAGCACACCGCAGCAGTTTCTCGAAGGCGTGGCATCTCTCCCCGAGGGCGACGTTCTGCTCTACGGTTTCGCCGACTACATCACCCCGACGGGCATCTCTGATTTGAAGGTGACAAAGAAATTCACCGTCGGGAAGTTTCGGCACAACTGGCAGCACATCGTTTATCCCTATCTCGCGGCGAAAATGGGCGTGCCGCTCACTCGATTCACTTACGACGTGGTGCTCGCTGTGCCCGCCAAACGAAACGACGAGCACGCCCCCGAATGCTACACCACGCTCGAACGCTATACCGACGTGTACAATTTCGACCCGATCGAAGACGCGCGACGCCTCGAGCTTGAACTTTCGGAGTTCATCGCCTTTCTCGAAGCCCACCGCGAACAGATCACCGACAAAAAGATTTTTGCAGAAGACTAACAGCAATACAAGATGGATCTATTGGGAATACTCTACGAAATCGACCCGGTCGAGACCCGCAATTTCAACGGCGCCGACGGACAACCCCGCGAGTATCGGTTTTGCGAAGTGGTGATCGATTGTTCGGAATACAACAAGATGACCGGCGAACGCTACGAAAATCTCGTTCCCGTCATTTTCAGCGGCAAATCGCTCGACCAGCTTGCGAACATCGTCCCCGGCTCTCGTGTCAAAGTCTTGTGCCATCCCAAAGGCGGGAGCTTCACCCCGCCCGACGGAGGCCAAGCCCGCCGCTACGTCAAAATCCGCGCCTTCGGCATTGAGCTTGTCGCCGCTCCCGTCCGCACAGCGACAAACGCCACTGCCCGCGGCGCCGGCACCGCAACCCGCCGCAGATTCTGACGACCTCCCGTTCTAACAACTCCTCGGAATGAAACACACAGCGATTCTTTCGGCTTTGGCCGAACCGACAGCGGGGAGGCTGCGCTACGACATTGCACCCTCGGTGCTTGATGCGCTGATTCACTACCTGCGCGAGGCGGCAGTGTTCTACGAAGCGCATTCACCGGCACGATCCGATCTCAACCGCGCGCGAATACTCCGCAACCTTGCGCGAAAACTCTCCGCCAAGCGAGAAAAGACTCCCGCTTTTTCAACGAAGACCCGCAACCCATGTTCAGATACACCCTCGAATTAACTCAATACAACCGGCGCGACGAACAAAACTTTGTTCCGCTGCGGTTCTTTCTCGAAACCTCACCCGTCGGAGAATACGTTTGCACAGTGCAACGGAAGCAGCGCCGAAGGACTACACCTCAAAACAAATATCTCTGGGGCGTTGTTTACCCGATGCTTTTAACGGGTTTGCAGCAGGCGGGATGGGAGTTCACGAACTGCGAACAAGTTCATCAATTTTTCAAACAGCACGTGGCCGGCGAACACATCATCAACTACAAAACGGGCGAAGTCGTGACACTCCCCAACTCGACGGCCGCGATGACGACGCAAGAATTTGAAACCTACATCGATCGCCTGCGCAACTACGCCGACCAATATCTCAATATCGAAATCCCCGAACCACAAAACGAAACACTACAATGAAATACTACGAATGTAAGACCAATGTCGAAATGGTCAGTGATTTAGGCGTTAAGACCACAAAGCGTTTTTCATATCTAGTGCTGGCTGACAGCTGCACCCGCGCCGAAGAACTGGTGATGGCCGAATATGAGCACAGCAACGCACTGGCGAAAGTGACAGACGTTGTCGGCCGAAAGTTTGATGCAGTGATCATCAGCGCGGTCGAAGCGTCTGAATTGAAGTTCTACAAGATCGTCTACATGATAACCTCTCTGAATAGCGTAGGACTCGAAATCGACAAGAAGGAAGCCGCGCTCGTGGCCGCCGAAATACTGACCGATGCAGTGGCCTTGCTCTTCGACAAGTTCGACAAGTCGATGCACAAGCCCGAACTCCTTTCGGTTGTTGAAACTCCGATCGCCGAGTTCATCAAAGACACGAACGAAGAAACGCCCGACGCTTGATGCAAGACCCCGAACACCGACTGCAATGCGCCTGCGTCCGTTGGTTCAGATACCAATACCCGGAACTCTCCTCGCTCCTCTTTGCCGTCCCGAACGGCGGACGAAGAGACCCAGTGACGGGTGCTCGACTGAAAGCCGAGGGCGTGGTCGCAGGAGTTTCGGATCTCATTCTTTTTCTCCCCTCCGACAAGCACCACGCGCTTTGCATTGAGATGAAGACCCCGAAGGGGCGACAAAGTCCCTCGCAGAAGGAATGGCAGCTGCTGGTGGAGCTATACGGATACAGATATGAAGTGGTGAGAGACTTCTTAGAGTTTAAGCAACTCGTCAAGTCTTACATATACGAAGAAGTCTGCGGCGATTTCGAAGGCTTCCTACGTCTGATGGATTTAGACGGGCGAAGTAAAGAGGTTGTCTCAACGTTTCGAAGAAATCGCGAAGCCTTCGCGCAACTCGTGAAGACGGGCAAACAAAACAAAACCGCACAATGATCACATAACCATGGCACGCCCTACCAAATTGGGGCTGGATTACTTTCCACACGACACGCACACAGATCAAGACACCGCGCTCGCACTCGTCGAAGCCGAATTTGGTCTTGAAGCCTATGCCGTGTATTTCAAACTTCTCGAGTTCATCTACTCGCAAGGGTACGCAATCCCATGGGGTCCCGATGAGTGTCTATTATTCGCAAAGCGTATAGGTGCCTTCGGCGTTTCATCGAGGATTTCAGAGATCATCAAGGGGTTGGTTAGGCGTTCTCTCTTCGATGGGAGGGTTCTTAACTCGTTCCAGATCCTGACGTCGGCAAGCATACAAGCCCGATGGCTAGAGGCCAAGCGCAAGAAGGTAGAGGACATCGACAAGCGTTTCCGATTAGTCGCGGACAATCGGACAGCCCCCGAAGTATCTGCACCGAAAATCGGGGTTAATACACCCGAAAATGGGGTTTTTGCAGCAAAAACCCGGGTTTCTACGGTAAAAACCCCCGTTTCTGCAGAAATAACCCCACAAAGTAAAGTAAAGGAAAGTAGAGTAGAATATACTTCTTCTCCTTACGTAGAAGAAGTACGTCCGTCTTCCGACGGCGCGCCGCCCGAAGAGGAGGAAAGATTTTCGGGCGAAACGCGAAAAGAGTCCGTGCCGGCTGAGGCTCTCGACTTGAAAGCGTTTGCCGACTTCTTCAACAAGACCATGGCGGCACAGGGTGCACAGATCCCACCCGTCCGCGGGCTACAGCCCAAAAGCAAGCGCACGACTTTCCTGCTCGCCCGTCTTCGCGAATACGGCAAAGAAGCCCTCGCCGCGGTGGTGAAGAAAGCGGCGGCGTCCGATTTTCTCAACGGCGGCGGCTCCCGCGGTTTCGTCGCAGACTTTGAATGGCTCTTCCGCCCTAACAATTTCCCCCGCATCTTAGAGGGAACGTATGACAACCGACCGCAGCAGTCCACAACTCAACTCACACACCATGGCACAACCGCAAAATCTGTCGACGATAATAGAGCGCGGCAACGGGAACGCGGCGAGTATTTCGACGACGTGCTCACCCGCCTTACCTACGGCAAGGGCTAAAGCGCGCGAATACATCACGGAAAATTACCCCTCCTACGTTCAGACGCTGTTCGCAGCGCGGCCGTTGGAATGCTATATGGGAAACGCACCGACATTGAAGCGTGTAGGCCGCGAATGTGGCGACGAGTTTGTCGTGGCGTGGCTCTGCAAACAGCTTCACGAGTATGTAAAGACGCTTTCGACGGCCGACCAACTTAGCACGGACGATATTCAAAACCTCGCACTCGTGATTTATTCAGCTTACTCCTCGCTGAACCTCGCCGAGGTCATGCTCTTCTTCTCGCGCCTTGCCGCCGGCATCTACGGAATTGTGGGATACAACAGCGTGCGCGGCGAGAACATCACGGCGCGGATACGCCAATTCCTCGAAGACCGCCGCCGGGAGCTTGACCGATACGAACGGCAACGCGAAGAGCAGCAACGGCGGGCGGAGGAAGAGCAGCGAAAGCTGCACGCCGTGGACTACAGCACCTATAAATCGCTCCTGGCGAAGTTGGCCGCCGAGCGTTTTGCCGGCGATGAAGACGCCGCCCGTGCGTATCTTGCGGCGCATCCTCGCGAATTTGACGCACACCGCGCTTTTCAAGGCGCACGCGAATAAGTTATCAAGCAGCAAACGCAGCCAGCGGCGAAATAAACAAGCAATGCGCGAATTTCAGCGCGATAATCTCCAACAAAAAACATGACACACAAAAAGAAAACCCCGAAAACGGCGCCGACGCCTCCGGAAAACGCCCGGCACCTCACCACCGAACGCTTGCACGACCTCGCCCGCAAGTGGAAACGAGCCCAAAGCGCCGAGCGCGCCGTGGCACTCTTCACCTATTCGCCCGAACACGGCGTGCAGTATGCCGTATTTGGCAGCGATGAGCATCTCACCGAAATTGTAGCGAGCGGCGTGCGCTTGCGTCTCGCCACTCAACTCCGCGCCACGGAACCCGACGCGCACATTTCCATCACTTCGGAAGACACGGCGGCGCAGAAGTCCGCGAACTTCTGGCAGCGTCTGCGCACGT